ACTCAAGCCGATACTTCGAGCTTGACCAAGTAGCAATCAAGGCTACGCAGCGATTCGACATCAACGTCCATGATCGCGGCACCGCATCCGCTTCCGGCGGACTCATTGGTCTCGTCTTCGGTTGATCCTAACCGCTTAACCGCTTCCTCCGAGCGGTTCTGCTGCCGCTGGATTCGTCTGGCGGCAGCTTTTTGATTTACAACAATTTTAAAACAGGAATTTGAATATGAAGAATTTGCAATCTGTCAAGCGAAACGTAATGCTTGCGCCAATCACTGCTGCGACCACCGCTAGGACTGCCAACCTTGATTGCGCTGGTGCTGACTATGCAACAATCGAAATTGTCCTCGGCGCAGAACTGAACACGAACAGCACAAACGTCGCTGTTCGTTTGCTTGAGTCGGACAACACGACAGCGTCAAACTTTGCTACGTTCAATTCGTCGTTCACACGAACGCTCGACAACACGGCAGCAATGGTTGCAGCGTTCAATGTCGATTTGAAGGCACGCAAGCGTTATTTGAGAATTGAGGTAACGCCCGACACGACCACCAACGGGACTGTTCTTTCTGCGGTTGTGGGAAACCTCGATCTTGAGATCGTGAACAGTGCGAACAGCAGCAATGCTGACGTGGTTGTTGTTGGCTAGTCTTAAACTGCTCGGAGGAAGAGATGGTTGAGGAAACTAAGCAAATTAAGGTCAAGGCATTGATGACGGCACCTAGGTATGAAAATACTTGGTGCAGAAATCAAATTGAAGCAGTGCTGAAGCACATGAAAATTACGTTCGAGATTTCTCTCGGCGTATATTACGGTCAGTGCATGCAGATGATGATGGAAAGTTCCGTTGCAGAAACGGACTACCTAATCACCATCGATGGCGACACATGCTTTAAGCCAAGTCAATTGCAACGATTGCTAAACATCATTGTCCAAGAGGACATGGATGCTTTAGCAGGAATGCAAATTCGCAGGGGCAAGAAAGCAATGTTAGGTGCAATCCTTGGTGCGGATGCGACGACCTGCAAATGGTCTGGCTATCCGGTCAAGGTGGACACGGCGCACTTTGGGCTAACGGTGATAAACTCAAGGAAACTTGAGCAAGTCCAGAAGCCATGGTTTTTCTGCCAGCCTGACGATAAGGGACAGTGGGGAGACGCTAAGATCGACTCCGATGTTTGGTTTTGGTTACAGTGGCAAAAGGCAGGTAACAGCGTGTTCATCGATCCAGATTGTCGACTTGGTCATGTCGAAGAGATGGTGACGATTTACAACGAAAACTACGAGCCTGTCCACATGTACCCGAAGGAATGGATTGAACACGATGTTGATACGACTTTTGAAGATGTGGCACCGCAAGGAGACGGCATCAGTTGTTGATGTCACTCCTGGTGTTGCTGATTACTTGATACGGGCAGGCATTGGTGAATCTTATGATGAAAATCCAAGCAGAACTAGTAACGGGGCCGACAGCGGAACCGTTGAGCCTGTCCGAGGTAAAAAAACATCTCGAGATCGCAACCAGCGATACGGCTCATGACACGCATTTATCGTCGCTGGTCAGCGAAGCCAGAGAGCAATGGGAGTCAGATACTGACTCGGTGACCTGCTACCAGACCTATAAAGTCAGGGTGGAAGGATTGCGAGACAAGTTCCGGTTGCCAAAAGGCCCAATCCAGTCAATCACATCGATCACCTACTTTGATGGCAACAACGCACAGCAAACATTGTCGGCAGCGTTGTACCAATTGCACATCGACGAGTTCAGGATCGCCTACCAGCAAATCCTGCCGACGACATCAGCTCGATGGGATGCCTGGACAGTCAACTACCGATGTGGCTACTCACAGGACGCTACGCTCGTACCGGCGATTGCTAAACGAGCCATGCTGCTGCTTGTCGGCCATTACTTTGAGAATCGTGACATGCTCATGTCTGACGCGATCCAGACGATGAAACCTTACGAAGCCTTGGTGATCCGATACATGCGGAGTAGCTACCCATGAGCCTAGGCCGACCAAAGCGATTTGATATAGGTGCTATGCGGCATCGTTGCACAATCGAAACACCTACGGAAACGCAGGATTCGTTTGGACAACCAGTCGTTACTTGGTCAAATTTCCTAGTCGACGAGCCTTGCCAGTTCCTGCCTGTCGGTGGAAGCGAGCCAATGCGAGGTCGCCAGATTGAGGAAAAGGCCAGGGCTATATTTCGCATTCGGTACAGATCAGGCTACACGCAATCCATGCGGATTTTGTTTGACGGAGACTACTACGGCATCTTGCGAATCGACAAAATTGACGGTTTGCGGCGATACCTGGAGGTGACTACGACAACATGAAAATCGGCATGAACGTCGAGCTAGACGAAAGGCTTTTGAAGGGCATTGAAACGATGCACTTGCAATTGCAGAAAACGTCAATGCCTCCTGTGCTGAAAGCATTGGCGGAACCGATTCAGAATCGCGCGAAGGAAATTGCTCCGAGTTCGATCAAGACTGGAACAAGGCAACTTTGGGGCAGCAACGTCACCGCGACGTTCAACCCGAACACAATGCGGAAGCATAGTTCCGGCCGATACATCAGCTACAAGAATTTGCTCAGGTCCGACATTGGCCCGATGGTGATTATCGGTCCAAAGTATCCAGAAGGAAACAAGCAAAACTTTAACAACTCCCCAGACGGTCGAGTTGTTTACTACTGGGGGCGAAGGGACAAGAACGAAAAAATTCGTCAAGGCGACGATCCGCGATTTATCGACAAAGCTCGAGATGAAATGCTTTCAATTGCGATTGGCAACTTTTCGGCCGAACTGGAACGACAATTAGAACAACTGTTTGAGAGGATGTGACATGGCGAAGAATCTTCGAGTCCAAACAATTACCATCGCATCGTCAGGGACGGTATCGACTTCCTTGACGCTAGAGGGAGGCAGGATCCCGATTGCCATCCAAACGCCCTCTACGCTCACTGGGACGGCGTTCACGTTCAACTCGAGTTCTGATTCCGGTGCAACCTTTACAAGCGTCTACAACGGTTCTACGCAGTACAGCGTGAATGTTGGAACGAGCAGACATGTCGCCCTGAGTCGAGACGCGATGGATGGCGTGAAAGTGTTCCAGGTTGTTTCTGGGACTGCCGAGACGGCAGCAAGGACTATCACAGTCATAAGTGGTGAATAATGTCTGCAATTGGCGAAGCATTCAGGACGAAATTGTTGACTTACACCGCTGTGTCCAACATCGTTGGTCAGAGAATGTATCCAGACGTTTTGGCCTTCAATTGCCAGTTACCAGCCATACTGTTTTACTGTTCTTATACGGAAAGGGAGCATTACCTTGGTGGACTAACAAAATTTGCGTCCGCAAGATTTACGGTCGAATGCTACGGCGCGACTAGGTCTGCGTGCGCTACGTTATCGAATGCGATTCGGAACACGGGCATCGATGCCTTCCGGGGGGTGGTTTCGGGTTACACTTTTTGCGGAGTAGAGTACGATTCTTCTGATGAGTACAGATACGAAGCACCAACTGACGGAAACATACCTGTTAGGTATTTATGTAGTTTCGATTTGACTATTCATTACAAGGAAATCTAAATATGGCAGCTCTCCAAATACCCGATTCCGGACTAGGTGGAACCATCAGCGGCACCTCGCTTATTACAACCTACATCACGAAAATTGGCGCAATTTCGATTGGCGTTGATAAACTGGACATCACTCACCTTGGATCCACTGGATACAAGATGCAGCGTTCGAGCGACCTGAGGAACCTTCCTGAGTTCGAGGTAGAGTTCCTTTGGACTGGCGCAGCTGTGCCGATCTCCACAACGATGGTTAACACCGCAGAGCCATATGCTGGCGTGCTGTGTACCATCACTTTCCCAGGCGCAGGATCCATCCAGGGAACTGGGTTTGTCTCCAACGTCAAGTTGCCAGACGTTCAGCAAGGTCAAGTCATGAAGGGATCCTACACGTTCTCGTTTGACGGTGGACCTGGAACTGCTAGCGTCACTTCCAATCAACCAACCTTTACCGTTGCATAGGTTAATCTATGATTGTTTTACAGAAACACCTCGCCGTGACTTGGACCGGCGAGGAATGTGAAATCGGCCAATGGCAAATCATGCGAGACGGAGTACTCATCGGCTATTTGCCGCATGCGGTCGACTCTCGCATTCTGCCGGTGGTCGGATTCCCGTATGACATTGAAGACGAAGTTGCTCGCGAATGCGAAAGACAGCGTCCGATGTTTGACGGACTTAAATCCAAGGTGTTTCCGCCAACGCATGAGCTGAAGGCGGTTGAGGATATTCTTAAGGCTATGGAGGAAGAGCAAGAAGATGGTGATGATCAACAAGCAATTGCTGAGTGAGTATCTCAGCAAACCGTTACGCGAAGAGGTTGTCGAAATCGACGGTCATCAATGGCGATTGCGTCAGATGACTGAAGACCAAGGCACGACCTACGAACTAGCGTTGCAGAACAAGAAGGGCCAGATCGATTTCAGCAAGGCGAGACGATTGATGATCTCGCTAATGCTGATCGACGAGGAAGGCAATCGCGTGAGCGATAACGAAGCCGACTTCAAGAACCTTTCGCGGGCTGTTGCCGGTGAGCTTTTTTCACGATGCCAGGATCTCAACGCCTACGGAAAGTC